GGAAGTTTCAAACCTTTGATGGAAGGTTTAAAAGCAGGGATGGGTGACATCAGATTTAATGACCTTGTAGCCAACGGCGGTCTAGATGTAATTAGCAACGGCTACGCAAAGTCCAAGGTTACGGCATGGGACCCAAGTAAATTTGGCGCTCAGCCGCCAGCTGGAGGTTTTGACGTTAAGTATTATAAAAACACGGATACCGGTAAAACCGCGTTAGCAAATTGGAAAGCAGCACAAACTGGTGTTAATGTAAACGGCATTTTGATTCCCGATGTAGATATTACGGCTCGTTACGACGAGAATTCTTTTTTACATAAATACTACACAGATGTTGGCAAGGCTTCCGGAGATCGCGGGAATGCTGCCATTGAATCTAAGCAGGCTCAAAACTATGCCGAAAAATTAAAGGATGCCGATTACCAGCTATATCGTGACCGAGTCTTAGGACTTGCCACTGCTGAGAATCCTTCTACTATTTTAGAAACAAAGCTAGGAACAGTTTTAACCGCAAAAGATAAACAAGAGCAGCAAATGTTTGGCGCTCTTACACAAGATTCGTTAAAGCAATCTCTTGAAGAATTAAAAAAAGCAAAGAAACAAGAAAGTACACTTTCCCTGTTCAGGGGCCTCCCTGGATACGACGAAATTTTCAGTATCAACTCAACTCTTACAAACTCATTACTCGGCGATTCTGGGGTTGGAGGCGTGTTGTCCATCATGGGCAATACAGCAGATACAAAAAAGTCACTGGAAAATCAACTTGCAGGTGTAACAGGTGTAAACACATCAAATGCAGCTGTTTACAATTGGCAAGAATGGTTTGATAACGTTTTAACTAAACGCTACGAAGAAGGATTGACTGTAGCGGACCCTCTTGACGCAGAAGCACAATACGAAATCGACAAAGAGTTTGCAAGCAAATTTATTACAGATTATTTGGTGCCACGTTTTGATACATCCCGCTCTATGGATGAGTTTATTAGCTATATGGACGTGACACAAAAAGAAGAAAATATTTTCCAAACACAAAGTGCTTTAGATTCTTTGCGTACATTGGCAGATACACGTGCAAAAGCTTATTTGGATGGAGTACAAGGTAAAGCAGCTTTAAACTTTGACCCTGAATTTTATTTTTCTCCAACAGACAACGAAAATAGAACTGAAGCGTATGCAAAGCAAGCGCAAGAAGTTGCTGCTGATTGGGAAGCAGCAAAGAAAAATGATCCCTTCTGGGCAACTGAAGCATATCGCTATGGCTTAGATGTGAAGGACAAAGCCCAATTTGCCAAGTTGCATTATGAAGTGAAGGGAATGAAAAACGATTACGACGCAGCTAGAGATGTCATCACATTAAAAGATGCAGAAGAATACATTGACAACACTATTCTTCCTGCTATTCAAGAAAGAGATATTGCACTTGGAGACACTGCCTTCTTGCAATTTGTTACACCAGAAGAATTTGCCGATAGGCTGATTGAAGGGGTAAGCCCTGAAGAAAACAAAGAAGAATGGCAAAAACTCCTGGAACAATTTGGACTTGATGATAGTACCACTAGCGTTGTTGAGTTACGGGATTATATTATTGACGCGCTGCGCACAGGGGCTGCCAAGGATATTCGGGAGTCTATTAAATATTTGAATGAAAAGAAACTTACACCCAGTCAAAAAGAGTTAGGTACCTCTTATATTGAAAGAGCTGAAGATAAAGTTTCTATTTCGTCACCAGATGAAACACAGTTGTACAAAGTATTTAAAAATGCTGGTTTTCAGGGCACAGAAGATGAGTTTTACACTAATTTTTTCCCTGATGTAGATCGTTCAGAACAAGTAGCTTTAACCAAGGCGGGAACAGGAGTTGGATACGACACAAAAGGTATTGATCTATCTGATCCGTTTGCCGCGCTTACGTCCCTTGGCTCTTTGTTTGAGACTGGCGAAACAAGTGATTCAACGACTACAACTACAAGCAAAGACACAACAAAGACACCGTCGTATTTTAATCTCTTTGAAGACGACACAGCTGATGAGTCAATGCAAAAATCACAAGCTGGCCAAAAAATACTTGGCGAGTTTACCTCTTTATTTAAAGGCTTCTCCTAATGTCTGACAAACGAAAGAAAGCGGCAAAAGCAGCAAAACTTGCCAAGGACTCAATGCCTTGTAATAAACCGAAGCGCACCCCTGGGCACAAGACTAAGTCTCATGTTGTAAAAGCGTGCGAGGGAAGCAAAGAAAAGATCATCCGTTTTGGCCAGCAGGGTGTTGAAGGCGCTGGTAAAAATCCGCAGAGTGCCAAGGATAAGGCAAGGAAGAAATCGTATTACGCCAGGCATAACGCCCAGGATTCGAACCCTGACAAGATGTCAGCAAGGTACTGGAGCCATCGTGTTAAATGGTGAATGATCCTAAGTGGTAATTCCCCGCTAAACTGCGTTAGTTGATTCCATACCAACATGGCTAAGCCCAAGTCCAGCTCTCTTCTCATTGAGTCCAAGCCCAAGAAAACACGGCAAGGTGATGGGAAACATTCCCGCCCTAAGCACGGGCGTAAGTTGTCCCGTGGCCAAGGCAAGTAAATCTTATGTATGATTGTGGGTAATAATAGTTACTCACATGTCGGATCTTTCTGGCGCTCTTAATCTCATTCGTAAATACGAAGGGTTTAATGAAAAGGCCTATCCAGATCCGAGTACAGGTGGAGAGCCATACACCATTGGGTTTGGAACCCAGTTCTATCCCGATGGTTCTCCCGTCAAACGTGGACAGTGTTGTAGCCAAGAAAAGGCTTTGGAGTATCTCTTCCACGAACTCTCTGTCATTGATACGCAACTTTCCAAGCTCAACCTTGGTCTTGATAACAGCATGCGCCAAGCGCTGCTTTCGTTTATCCACTCAATTGGATGGGAGCCTTTCCTTTATAGTGCGGTAATTGATTATATTGAACACGAAGACTTTTGTGCAGTAACAGAAGAGATTGGACGTTGGATATTTGGCGAAGAGCACCAGGTAATTGGAGGGTTGCTTCAAAGGCGTCGTGAAGAAGTCCAACTATTTCTCACTGAGATAGATGCAAATCCCTGGGCCTCTACCGAAGTCTTGCTTGTGGCATTCCGTAATTATGTTGCTGCTCCGCACCAGGTAAGGGCTATTCGTTCCCTTGAAGAAAACCTAAGTCCGTACGCACTTGCCCAATTTGCTAACGACTTTGCAATTGATGACGACCCTTGGGACGACTACGACAGGGATAGCGTCAATCTAGAATTTAACAGCTAGGCTTAGAATACTTTCAGTACGGAAATGCAAAGCGGAATGGAGCGGTCAATTGAACCTCGGGAATTCGAGCTGCCGTTAGAACTTCAGTTCTCAATGCGTAAAGCAGAGCTTCAGGCCCAAGAAATGACCTGGGATGAGCTCCATGCCGCACTCTTAAACCTTTATCACCAGCGTCTAATGGAGTGGTACGCTATTCGAGACATCATGGCGTCAGAAGAAATTGAAATCGACTGGGATCATCCAACAGATTTAGAATTAGCAGAACTCGCCGCCGTATGTTTGTACGACGACGAGGGAGATGACGAGGAAGATCGGCTTCAACCCTTTTGAGCTTCGTCTAGTTGGATAAGCCTATCGAGGTACCACTGTGCCTTCTTCAGTGATTCTGTCCCGCCTTTATGGCGCTCACGCCAGCAGTACTTTTGGATGTTGCCTTTTAGGTATCCGCGATACTCTTCGGTGGTTAGGGCTGACTCAATGGCTTCGATACATTCGACGCCGCCCCCATCCGTGTAATGCGGTGGATGATTTACCTGATCAGGTTGAATAACGGGGGGCTCTTCTTTTGTTGCCCAGGGGACAGGGCATACACCACCAGGGCAATCGCTTACGTCCTCTATCGGAGCAAACCACGACGTTTGGCTGACAGCATCTTCTCCTCCTCGTCCGGCTCCTCCAGATCTAATACCAGTGCCTTGGGACGTGGCGATGCTCCCATTTGCATCCCCTGCTCCATCGAAGGAATATAGCCCGTCGTTCCAAGCCGTGCTCCCTCGAGATTCAACGGATTCCTTTCGAGTCCCTGCTCGCATAATGCCAAGCCCCTATTGTACATGTCATATAATGGCACATCATTTTCCTCATTGGCGAGAGGTGCTCCAAAGTCTTCTTCATTGAGACAACGACAATTTAACTCGTCTTGTACAAAGCTATCCAAAAAGCCTGCAGCGGAGTGCATCACGGTGTTTAATCGATTTACTTCTCTTACAATGATAGGATGGCAAATACTTACAGGCCTACATACGACCCTCGAAACGATTCTGGTACCTCAGGAGCAGAGGTATCGGATCTAAATCCTGAACAGGCTTACGACACAGATATGCGTCGTGTTGATCCAGAGGAACGATCATCGGCCGCATCAGTAAATAATAAACAAGAACGCGTTGCAAAATTCATGCGTGCAGCAAGATCTGCTGGTGCATACAAGCAAAGAGCTCAGATTTCAGAACCGACTGTTTTTAATGAAGACGGAGATGCCTTTGGGACTGTAGGAGCAAAAACATATGCCCGTAAACCACAGCCCCGATTTGGCAAAAGTTTTCAGACTTGAGAAAATACCACGTTATGTGGCTGGTCTTGATACTTTCCTTTACGGTCTTGGTAACTAACCGTACAGGGATTGCCTCGGTAGAACAGCAATTGAGTAATCCCTTCGTTTGCGTAGATACGGTTGAAGAGTCCAGTGCAGTTACTGATCTCCAACGTTAAGTAGCCTTCCCAACCACTTTCGGCAGGCGTTATGTTCACAAGGATTCCCGAACGAGCATAAGTAGATTTGCCTACTGCAACGACAGTAACATCACGTGGCAATTGCAATCGCTCTTGTGCAACGCCTAGGCAATACCCATACGGAGGAAGCAAAAAGTATTGGCCGTGTTCATCTTCCAGGAGATCAGCGGGCTTGAGAATGCTGGGGTTGAAATTTTTTGGATCACAATCTCCGGTTTGCACTTTTCCAAAAATGAGACATTGCGTAGGGGAAAGCCTGATGTCGTAACCGTATGAACTGAGTCCATAGCTAAGTAGCTTTCTTCCATCTTCTTTGCTGACCAAACGATCAACAAAGGGTTCGATCATTCTATTTTCTTCCGCAAGTTTCTTGATTTCCCAGTCGGCAAGTACGCTCATGACCCAGTGCAGTCGTCCTTTAGTATACCGGTCTCAACAGAGGATATGCCCTCGTTCTGAATAAATGTCTACAAACCTTTCGGTTGATTCACCTGCAGAATCGATAGGTGGCAGATACACAACAAAAGATGTACACGTAGCTGCAGTCTCTATTTTCCCCTGCCGATGACGATGGAGTCTTGGCAGCGTACGTAAAATACAAATCGGGAATTTAAAGATTTTGGGCTCGTATCGAATCATGTCAGGGCAGTTGGTAAAGTAGAGGCCTTGCTTTACTTCACCTGATAACCACTCATGGTACAAACGCCGAAACCATACGGCATGAGAAGATGTCAATGACAAAGCAGAAGCCCTTGTCATCTTCCATCGTTCATTCTTCTTGTCCCAAAAGTAAGCGCCAGACGGAGGGAACAAGTACACATTTCCGTACCACAGTTGAGTGTTCAATCCATCATCCAAAGGTGTGTAAAAAGCTTTGGCTTGGACATACTCATTAGCAATCTTGGAGCTGGCCACATCCAAATCAATGCCGCCCATTAGCTCATTTGCAGCACACACTAAATCAGAGCTGGTGATCCACTCAATTTCTTCTGCACGGGATTTAACTTTGCGGATACCACTGCTCATTTCTTTTCTTCTACCTGATTGTAATCAATTTCAAGGTACCTAATTCCTGCGTTGTCATTAATGAGATAGCCCGCTTTTTCTACGGGATCAATCTTTTGTGCGGCGCCAAGAATGCGCCTAAATGTTTCTGCAAGGTCACCATTATTTTCTCTTTCACATTCTTCTTGTGCCGAATGAAGTTCTTTGAGTGTCATGAAAAACATTGAACGTTCTTTATTGTCCGGCTGGAATACCATTACACCTGGGCCTTCAAGTTCCCACATCTTGCAATAATGCTGCCCCATGTCACCAAGGATTAACTTCAATGTACCTTCCAGTACCTTGGCCTTTGTTTCATCCATTTCTGGACCAATGACTGAAGCAATCAATTTTTCGCGTCGGCTTGACATTTTTCTAGTAATCCTTGTCGGGTTAGTGCTTCCAACAGCTTAGTCGTGGGTTGGTACAAGACGACGAGTTTGCCCAGTACACCACGCTTTTTAATGAGTTTACCGGACTCATCTCGCACTTTATCAAACTCTCCAGAACGTATCAAGTACTCCGCCACACAACGAAGACGTCTCTTCAGCGGTAACTCGGCTTGGGGAAATTTACCGCAGATTGTATCCGCTTGTAAATCTTGGAAAGCAAGACGCAATCTATTTGCCAAAGTCATGCCTGAATTGGCGTCCTCTTCTTCATATTTTTTTAAACTTTCTAAGTAGCGCCTTAGGCACTCGTCATCGAAAGATCCGCTAGGCGGCAAGAACATCTCCACCTGATTAACCAAAGACTCAGGCAGTATTTCTATATGGTTATCGATGGTAACTGCATCGATGTCTACGCCTTGGAATCGATGTGCCATCACTCGAGAAACGTCCGGGTAGATTTGTACATACGATGATCGCCACGCAGATCAACCGACTCGAGATCGCGGTTCTTGGAAAAGCCTTGTACAAGCTGGTTCCAGGGAATGCGAAGTACTGCTTTTCGATTTGTACCAGGGGAAACATTAACGTAATGGATGCCTTCTACCCAGCCCTTTGCTGGTTCCTTCTTGCCGATTGCAATCCAATTTCGAACGGTTTGATCCGAGACGCCAAGACGTCTTCCACATTCTTCTGTCGAAATGTATTCATCCGCATAGGCATCAGGACACAAAACGTCAGTCTCTCCATTTGAGTAACGACTATGCCACATGGAGCCAAGAATATTTCGAATTCCTTTCAGCTCATGCGCAATGTCTTCAAGCCCTTTTCTAATTCCGTAACCCATAGCTGCAGGCGTTCTGTTCATATGTTAGTCTGTGAGCAAAACTAATTGTGACAATGGAAGAACAAGTTCTGCCCAGCCAAGCCCCGATGCAGTCGCCACCGGAGCCGCAAATTACTCCCGAGCAGTTGGCTGAGCTGAAAGCTATTGCACGTCAACGAGCTATCCAACAAACTTTAGAGCAGCGAGCTGCAGCACCTCAGTTACAGCAACAACAACCTCAAGTTGTTTATGTGCGTCGCAACTTGACAGTCGCAGAACTTCTCCTGGTGATTTTGCTTTCTTGTGGAATTGTAACAGGAATTCAAGTGACCTGGAACACGGTATCTAATTTGCTTCCTCGCATTGAAGTGAAGGTGCGCTGAGTAAGAAGCTTTATAATTAAAGCATAGGTATATCGCAACAATAGCAGGTGGCAAATAGAAGAATTACCGAATTCCCTGCACTTAATGGGGTTGATATCAATGAACAGGACCTACTTACGTTGGTTCATGTTTTTGAAGTTGACCCCACCCTGCGTAATAAAAAGATTACCTTTACGCAGTTTAAGGAATACCTAGATATTTATTATGCTCCAGCCAGTGGCGCAACTTTTAGTGGCAATGTCACTATTTCGGGGAATCTAACCGTTGCCGGCGTCAGCAACTTTAATACAATCACCGCTTCTGGTCTTAGTACGTTTAGCGGCATTGTTGTACAGAATGATGCAGTAGTTAGTGGCACCGTAAGTGGAACGACAGTTACAGGTACCAACCTGCAAGGTGTTAATGTCAACGCGTCAAATGTTACGACGAGCACTGCGACCGGCACTACTGCATTATTTACAAGTGGTCAATATCAATCCTTATCAGGAAACACTATTACCGGTGGGCAAATCTCTTCTCCCTCTGGAATTTTTACAAACCTAAGCGGAGTCACTCTTACCGGCACAACTGTTGAGGCAACCACAGGCACATTCCAGGAGCTTGGTACGCCCATCCTTGATGTGGGCGGAAATCTTTCTGTTGCCAGTGGGTTAAGCGTTACTGGTGTTGCACAATTTGCCAGCGGTGTTCAAGTCACCGGCACGCTGTCAGGAACAACAATTACTGGTACAACAGCACGCCTTACTACAGTTTCTGGTGTATCAGGAGTTTTTACTACACAACTCTCTGGAACAACCATTACAGGTGATACGTTACGGGCAAGTAATGTAACTGGTGTATCGGGTGTATTTACTAGTCGTGTTTCAGGAGCAACCGTCACTGGTAATACAGGTGCCTTTGGTAATGTAAGCGGTATCTCAGGTGTTTTTACTCAGCTTTTGTCAGGCATTGTAATTACAGGTGACACCGGAAGATTTGCAAATATCACCGGTGTTTCAGGCGTTTTTACAAATGTTTCCGGAGCAACTGTTACTGGTAATACAGTTTCTGCCACAATAGTTTCTGGTGTTTCTGGCGTATTTAATAGTCGCGTTTCAGCAACTACAGTAACAGGTGTTTCCGGCATATTTCCAACCCTCACCAGTACCTCGGGTACGTTCACGTCACGTGTTTCTGGTGCAGTAATTACAGGTGATGTAGGCACGTTTACATCGGTAACTGGAGCAACTGGTACATTTACAAGCCGGGTTTCTGGCGCAACTGTAACAGGTAATACCGGAGCATTTACCAATCTTACCGGAATTGCGGGCGTATTCACCACCAGTGTTTCAGGAGCAACCATCACTGGAAATACCATACAAGGTACATCAGGTGTTTTTGTTAACCTGAGTGGTACTACCTATACAGGTGTAACAATTAATGCGACGACAGGTGTTTTTGATACCTTAGCTGCAACCAACCTTGCCTTTACGAACACCACCGTTTCAGGTGACCTCAGCGTTCTTGGTTCGAGTCAGTTCACTTCAGGTGTACAGATTACTGGTACTCTTAGTGGCACAACAATTACCGGAACGACAGTTAATGCTACGACTGGTTCTTTTGTATCACTAACGGGTACGACAGGTGCCTTTGGTAGCATCACAGGCGCAACGCTAAACGTAACGACTCCTTCTGGCG